TACAAAATTCAGTAATCAGGAATTTACCACATTCCTTGAAAGTACCGGCGTGGGCAATCATCCCGTGCTTGTCAAAACTTTTTACGAGATTGGCAAGGCAATGGGAGAGGATACCGGGATCCCCGGTAGCCTACCCGCTGGCGCTCAAATCAAGGAAGGTATTATTTACGATAAAAGTCCGCCTCCGCCTAAAAAATAACAGGAGGATTTCAAATGACAGCAGTTCTTGGGTACGACACCATTATGGATGTCGTCAACGAATACACGTCTCTTGACGCCAAGGGCCAGTATGTTTACGCGGCAAAAGTGCTTGCCCGTAAATGCCCCCTCATGCAGAGGTTGCCTATGGTTGCTTCAAACCAGATTCTAAGCAACATCGGCACGCGGGAGTCTTATTTACCCACACCGGGAACCCGGAGATTCAACGAGTATATTTCTCCGACCACTTCCCATGTAACCCCGTTCACCGACCCGATTGCGATGGTCGAGGACTACAGCAAGGTTGACTGGAACCTTTGGAAAATCCAGAACGACCCGAACGCCTGGAGAGCGCAGAAGGATTCCCGCAAGATCGAGGCTTTAACACAGAAGATGGAAACCCTGATGCTTTACGGGAATATCGCAACCGACCCCGGTGCGTTCAACGGTCTTTGCACCCGGTTTAATTCGCTTACTTATAGGCCGAACAGCGACACCACATGGCCTTATAACGTGGTGGGTGCTGGCGGTTCCGGGAGCGACACGACCAGCGTGCTGGTGCTTCAGCTTGGCCCTGGCATGGTGTACGGCATCTATCCGAAGAATATGCCCGGAGGCCTGAACATTCAGGACAAGGGGCAGGTAACGGACATGATCACCGATACCACCGTAAAATACATGGAAGTGCTTATGACGCATTTCCAGTGGTTCTTGGGTCTGGTGGTCGAGGATGAGCGTTGCGTTCAGCGGTACACCAACATCGAAGTCTCCGGCACGAGCAATATCTTCGATGAAGACACGCTGCTTACTTGTATCAACAACCTTCCTGACAGGGGTGTTTCTCCGGGGACGGTTATCTTGGCCGGGCGTAAAATCTGCAATACGCTGGACATTCGCGCCAAGGATAAAAACAACGTCAACTACGGACCAGACAATGTTTGGGGTGGAACCGTTACGATGTTCAGGGGCATCCCGGTACTGATGGCCGAGAAGCTGTCCGAAACCGAAACGGTGGTTGCCTAAACCGTTTAAATTTTAAATAAGGAGGTACTTTACAATGTACGATAAATTAATGTTGCTTTGCACCGAGCAGGTGCTTGGTAACGCTGCCGATGAATACACCGACGACCCCGGTGAGATTAATTTCGGGATTACAACCCCCGCTGTTAATCGAGGCGGGAACTTCGGGCTTCATGCTGTAGTTACGACTGCTTTTACAGGGATGGCCGAAGGCGCGATCCTGTGGATTTGCCACGGGGCGGCCACCACGCCGACCACGAAGCACACCGGCATGTTCGTTGCCGTGGGCGACCTTAAAGCCGGGGCGCACTTCTTTATCCCGTGCGGCTCAACCCCGTTGCTTCAGTACGCGCGTGGTTTGTTCGACATTGTTACCAATGTCGCAACCGCAGGAGCGATGACCATGTGGTTTGGCCCGGAAGACGGCGGATCGAACGCCTAAACATTAACCTTAAGAAAAGGGGGCCTTAATCGGCCCCCGCCTTACAAGGAGATTTTATGGCTGAAAAACAAGTTGTCAGATGTGTTCAGGAATGTTGGGACAGCAAGCGCAATCGGCATTATGTGCGCGGGGATCAGGACTCGATTGACCCCCTGGAACCGGTTGCCAAGTATTTTGAAGGATGGGCTCCTGGAACCGAGGTTTATTGCAAGATTCCCGGAACCAAAACCACGCCGGCTATGTCGTCCACACGGATAATCCCCGGCATGAAGGCCGAACCTAAACCTGAAACAGAAAATGAAAAATCCGAAGTTGAAACTGCGGACGAGTTGGACGTGGTATGCGGATACTGCAACCAAACTTTTAAAAGCAAAGCGGGCAGGATGGCACACCAGCGTTTTTGCGAAGCAGCCTTGCAAGCTGGGATAGTCGAACAACCGGCGCAACCGGAGGGTTAATAAATGGCCTATTCAGTTGTAGGTATTGTGAACCTTGCCCTTGGCAAGATCGGTGTCGGACGGATAAGTTCATTAACGGAAGATTCCGAACAGGCAATTGTCGCTAATTCTATTCTACAATATATCCGGGATGAAGTGCTTGAAGCGTACGACTGGAAGTTTGCCACGGTTAGGAAGGCCCTTGTTCAAAGCACGATCGAACCGGCTAATTTTTACAGCTACGCCTACCCGTTACCGGCAGACTTTCTGCGCCTGACGACCGAACGCAGAAACGACCCTCGGGTGTACCCAAATGGGGTTGCCTACGCCGCTGTTTATAATATAACCGGCAATTTATTATCTCAATCCACAAACTATAATTATGTGATTGAAACCCTATCGGACGGGACCCTCTGCCTGTTTACCGATTACGATAACACGTCGCAGGACATTTACATTACCTATATTCGCAGGGTTACAGATCCGGCGAAATACTCGCCGTCGTTCGTGAGTGCGTTTGCGTTCAGGCTTGCCGCCGAGATTGCAATACCGAGAACCGAAGGCATGAAAAAATACGAAGCTATGATGACTCTGTATCAACAGGCGCTATTAAGGGCTAAAGAATTAAATCAACAGCTTGATTACAACGCTGAAACCGGTAATGATGATTGGGAATCAGCAGGAAGATAATGTCAAGAGCAACGCCATTAATCAATAATTTCAATTCAGGCGAGCTAAGCCCGTGGATGGATACGCGTGTAGATGTATCCAAGTATTACGCTGGTTGCAGGACGCTTGAAAATTTTATTCCGCTGGTCGAGGGTGGGGCAAAGCGGATGCCTGGAACGTATTATGTTGAAGCAACAAAATCTGTGGCCGCAATGACGATCACTGGGATTAGCAAGGCAGCAACGGCTGTCGTAACCTGCACGACTGTACCCGTTACGCTCATAGCTGGCGACGCCGTGTTTATAACCGGGGTTGTCGGTATGACTCAGGTAAATGGTCGTTATTTTATAGTTGCGGCAGTAACGACCGGGGCATCAGGGCATTTTCAATTGGTGGGTGAAAGTTCATCTGCCTACGATGCATGGGTGTCTGGCGGCACGGCGCAGGAAATATCACCTGTGCGCCTTGTGCCATTCCATTTCAGCACGGTTCAGGCGTATGTTATCGAATTTGGGCATCATTATTGCCGGTTTTACATGGATGGCGGACAGATTTTATCCGGTGGTAATCCGTACGAAATAACAACTCCTTATGCTTATTCAGATTTATTTCAACTGAAGTTCACGCAATCCGCAGATGTGCTTTACATTTTCCATCCTGATTATGTGCCGAAAAAATTATCCAGAACGGCGCACACAACCTGGACTTTGACCGACCTGGTTTGCGCTACCGGGACCGCAATGACGATCACTGGAATTTCAAAAGCGGCTACAGCGGTTGTCACTTGTACGACCGTTCCGACGACCTTAGCAGCGGGTGATATAGTGTTCATAACCGGAGTTGTGGGAATGACGCAGGTTAATAATCTTTATTTCACGACCGGGACGGTAGTAACTGGTGCCGGTGGAACATTTCAATTGTCTGGAATTAATTCAACAGGGTATGGCGCTTGGTCTTCGGCAGGGACGGCCCAGGAATGCGTTTACGGCACGACGGATAACTGCCCGGCTTGCGGAACTTTCTATCAGCAACGGTTATGCCTGGCCGGTTCAAACAACGATCCGCAGGAAATCTGGATGTCAGGAAGCGGGGATTATCAGAATTTCACGCTTGACGCCGCAGATGATTCCGCAGGCATTCAGGTCACGGTGGTTTCTAATAAGGTTGACCGGATACGATGGCTGATAGGGCTTGACTTTTTATTTGCCGGTACGGTTGGCGGTGTCTGGAAGGTTGGAGCAGCAACATCAACAGACGCTATCACGCAGGCGAATATCTCAACGATTAAGCAGGTTACGCTTCAGAGCAAGAATATCGACCCTGAAATAGTTACGGATGCGCTTCTTTGGGTTACGCGAGCGGGTACGAGCATACGCCAGTTCGTTTACGAATATACCCAGGACAAGTGGGTATCCCCGGACATGACCAGAATTGCTCGTCATATTACCCGTGGGGCAACTCAGGCATTATCTGGCATAACCGACATGGACTTTCAGAAAGAACCTATCCCGATTCTGTGGTGTGTTAGAGCAGACGGGCAGTTTGTAGGGCTAACGTATGAGAGTCAGGAACAGGTGTACGCTTTTTTCCGGGTGGTTACGCCCGGCTATTTCGAGTCGGTTGCGGTTATCAGCAACGAGGACGAGGAAAACCAAGTTTGGGTACTTGTTCGGCGCAACATAGATGGTGTGGATGTGCGATATATCGAGTATTTCATGCCGCAGGACTTCTTCTCGCAGATAACCGATTGTTTTTTTGTGCATTGCGGTATTACGTTTGACGGTGGTGCTGCTGCGACCGTGACCGCTATCAGCAACGCAGACCCATGTGTGGTTGCGCTGATGGCCGACCACGGCGTTACGGCTGCTGATAAATTAAAATTCAGAGGCACAGGGACATGGCTTGACACGCATATTGTCACGGCGCATTCGGTATCTACTAATAATGTTACAATTTGGAATGAGGCCGATGATGCTGCAATCGACAGCACGGACTTCCCTGTGTATGTGTACCCGCCTGTTGCTACCACGACAACCTATACCGGCACACCAGTAAATATCGTTTTTGCCGAACAGAGCAACCCCTGTAAAATTATCGCCTATAATCATGCCATTGCGGCGACCACTCCTATCAGGATAGCCGATGTTGGAGGCATGACCGACCTGAACGATGATTTCACAACTGTAACCGTAACGCAGGACACAATCACGGTTTCGCTGGATGCGACTGCTTTGGAAGCCTATACAACTGGAGGAACAATTACCGAAGGTTCAACGACTACGCTTGCGGCAGGTACGGCTCAGATAGTTGCAAACGGATTTGCTTCCGGCCTTGAACATCTTGAAGATGAGGTTGTTGACATACTGATTGACGGAGCCGCGCATCCCCAAAGAAAGGTCGCTGCTGGTGCGATTTCGCTCGCATGGTACGGGAATAAGATTCACGTGGGCTTGCCTGCTCCGGCGATTCTGGAACCAATGAAGCTATACGCCGGGAGCCAGTTGGGAAGCTCAAGGGGTAAGAAGCAGAAGGTGGACAAATTAACCGTTGCGTTTTACGAGACTGTGGGCGGCAAGGCGGGGCCGGATCAGAATAACTTAAAAGTTATTCCGTTTGGCACGGGCGGGCAACCTTCGCTATTTACCGGAGATGTTGATTTCGAGTTCGGCGGTGACTGGAAAAACGAGGCGGCTATTTCGATTGTGCAGGATCAGCCATTACCTATGACAATTTTAGCAATGGTTCCGAGGTTGACCGTTAATGAAGATTGAGCTGGTAAAGTACCAAGCCGTTCATGGTTATGATATACTTGGTCGGAATGTTAAGGAACAGAATTTACAGCTTTCAAGATATCCCGATTGGGAAAATACCATCAAAGCGTGGGAGGCCGCCGGGCCATCTTTTACATTGCTTGTTGAAGATAAAATAGTTGGCTCAGCCGGGGTTGTGTTGCACAGCGAAGGGCGCGGGGAGGCTTGGGCTTTGTTATCGTCGTTATTTTTCAATTATAAAAAAACCAGTTTCAAGTATATCAAAAACAAATTATCTGTGATTGCAGAAAACTATTCTTTAAGACGCGTACAGATCCTTGTTGACCCTAACAACCTAAAAGCATTAATATTTGCAGAACGACTTGGGTTTCAGCAAGAGGGGCTTTTACGGGCTTACGGTTCAAACGGCGAGGATTATTTTATGTTTTCAAGGATATTTAGGTTATGACTGGAATCGAAACTGCAACTCTACTTTATATGGCTATTGGCACTGCGGTGGTCGGAACTGCTGTGGCGGCCTATTCCAGTTATCAGCAAGGGAAGGCGGAACAGGCCGGATACGATTACAACGCTCAAGTGGCTACTGCAAATGCGGAAACAGCTAAGACTAAGGCGTATCTTGATGAGAACCAGCAACGGGATAGGCTTAAAAGGCTGATGGGTACGCAAAGAACGCTGTATGCCAAGGCCGGTGTTGATCTGACTTCTGGCAGTCCTTTAATGGTGCTTGCTGATACGGCTTCAGAAGGCGAGAAAACAGCGCTGAATATCCGGTATGGCGGAGAGGTGTCGGCGGCGGAGCAGTTCAATCAGGCGCAAATTGATAGGTTCTACGGCTCACAGGCGAGCAGTGCGGGGACGCTCAAGGCAGTCAGTACAGTATTGACCGGTCTTGGAAGTACGGGGATGGGTTATGCTACTTATAAAAGTGGTTTGAAAACAGGATAAAATAAAACGGAGGTTAAAAAATGAAACGATTGTTTAAAACATTTTTAACGGTGGTGCTGGTTCTGATGCTTTCGGCAACCGTAACTTATGCTTTTACGCCAGATTATATATTGCCGACCGCTACCAAAACAGCAAGCGCAGTGTGCGTAGCTGTCCCAAGCTATTTTTATAGCATCATGGTTACAACCGATGGCACGAATGCTGTTACGGTGAATATATATGACAACGCCAGTGCGGCCTCCGGGACCAAGCTAATTCCTTCCTGGGTGGTAACAACTTCAGCTTCTAATAGAGTGCAAACATTAAGCATGAATCCACCTGTACCAGCTAGTAATGGCATCTATGTAGATACGTCAACATCCGGTACAGTAGCGTACATGCTTTATTATCGTAACCAAAGATAAACGGTTGGTAGCTGAGATAGAATAATGCCTAAGATACCAAGATATACTGATGAATCGACGATACCGGCGGCTTCTGGCGGCGTGAGAGTTAATCCTCAAGCGTTTGGGGCAGTTTGGGGCGCAATGGCGGGGGTGGGAGAAGGCGTATCCAAACTTGGCGAACTTGGCCTTGCGATGCAGAAGGCCGAAACCGCCGTTAAAGCCACGACCTACGAAAATCAACTCAGGAATGATTTTGAGGATTTGGCGCAATCCTACAAAATGCGTACTGATTACGATAAGTTTGAAACCGATGCACAAAAGCAGGTAGCTGAACTCAGCAAGAAATATCAGGTGAATATAGGCGACAATGAACGTCTCGGCAACATTTTCAAACCGGTTCTTGAGGACAAAACAAGGGAAT